CCCAATTTCTAGAGCCTTTAAATCCCCTTAGTAGAAGCTTCTTATAGTCTTCCCAAGTTTCTTGTTGCCAATCAGGTTGACCTCCCGGCGCTACTGCTGGTCTACCGTAGAAACCCCAATGTACATTCTCTCTACCTACCCTACCATTTACAAGATGAGGAATACCTGCGAACTCCTTTAAATCCTCTGTATGGTGAATTCCACCTACCCAACCAACGCGGGTTAATTTCTTTTTAGGTGCTTTAATTTTCTCTTTATTCCAAGCATCAAGATTATAGTCAATAGCATTCTTTACTACAGCTAAGGTTCCACCAATATATTCTTTAATCCTATCAGCGAATTTCCTTTGTGTAACCGTTACTAAATCAGATTTGTTATAAATGAACTTAGTAATATCACTCAAGCCCTTCTCTTTATAAGTATCTTCTAACCTGTGCCCTTCGTATAGATTGGTTAATAGATCGTCTGTATCATAATGCATAAGACAACCGTGTTCCTTAGCTATACCACAAACCCTAGCAGTAAATGGGCCACCAAAATTACTGATGTTATTGGTTACAACTACATCTGCCCATTCGAAATCTTCAAACTTAAAGTCAGGGATTTGTTTTCCTGTTTTAAGGTCTACGTCTAATGGATTATCAGTAAATCGTGTTTCTACAACATTAGGATATAGTTCTTGCAGTTTTTCAATAGGTAGTAAGTTTCTATAGTATGCACAACCCCCTTTATTTGGGTACACACAAAGAATATGTAACTTCCTACCGTTCTCAAAAAACCCCTCTTTATTTTGCCATTTACTCATGTAATATAATAGTAAAAGGAAGTTAGACTTTTACATCTAACTCCCTTTTCGATAAAAGAATTTGATTAGCCAGTTATTACTTCTGACTCTTCAGCTTCAATCACAATATCTCCCTCTGCTACGGCTTTAGTATCTTCCGAAGTGTGGGAGGCACCAACGGCTTTTACAACATCTAATATAGCACCACCTAGATTAGATGGAGTTGGTTTAGACAGCTTCTTTAAAGCATTACCATAGTGTCTTTTCTTGCGTCTAGACCCAAACATAAGTATACTTTCCCAAGCAGCTAATCCTGGGAAAAAGATCTTACCTACGCCTAGAGCTACATTCATCCAATCAGCTTGCCCGGTTTCAGCATTACCAAAAGATTGAGCTACATAAAGTGCCCCTTCTCTAAAGTCTTGAGCTTCCGCCAATACAAGTACATCCTCTTCTTCCGTTTGTAGAACCTCTTCTAAAGCTAATACAGCTTCTTCAGGTAGCTCCTCTAATGGAAGAACAGCATAATCCGCATCATCGTACAGATCTTCTCCTTTGCCAATTACTAGACTTTCATCAGAGTCTGTCCCTGTGAAAAAATCTAATACGGCACAGCTAGACATTCCTAACATAGGAACGGTAACTAGCATTAAAACTAGAAAGTTTTTCATATTACTCGCCTCTTAATCGAGATTCATAATCCTCATCACTAGCTACTTCCCCTTCAGGAGTTTCTAAGCTATGATTTAGACTGGTTTGTGCGGCAACCTCATCAGCTGCTTTACGAAGCACATCATAATCAGAATAAGAGATTAGGGCACTTACATCATGTAAGTTATCCATTACCTCATCCTGATTCTTTACCTTACTAGATTTAGGTCTAGCTTGAGATTGGTCATACTTAGGCCAGGGATCTCCAGCCTCTTGAGTTTTTACAATCTTAAAATCAAAGCCCTCATTTAGGTCAGTAATATCACCATAATCTTCATCGACAATGGTAGCAATAATTTTCTTGAATACCGTCACACCAGTAGAGAAAATCTTAACTGCATCGGCATTATTACGATCTAGAACGTTCATGTAATAACGAGCGTTAGGTTTGATTTTTCTAGCTACTGTCTCATCATCTTTTACACCTGTTTTCCATAAGGTGTAATAAAGATCACAAATAGGACAGGATTCCCCTTTAAGTTTAGGGCAATGATAGTTCTTGATTTGTGACTTACTATCGTTCACATCCTCAGGAATTCTGTGGATTTTAGTTTCAGCATAGAAACTGTCTTCATCAGAGTCCTTTGGGGGAAGAATTCTTACTGGAGTTGTTCCTTTATCGACCTTTAAAAAGTTTTCAGAGAAGCTGTTACCGCCGCCCTGTGAGTTAAGTAGTTGTTCGTGTTTCTTACGAATTTCGTCTAAGTTTAATCCCATAGTTATAGTTTTAGTTTTTATTGTATAAGTTCATTTCAGCCCTCTTAGTAGAGGATAACTGAATCAGCATATCATGTCTCTGTTCAAGGGCAGAGACTAAACCCTTCATTAGACCTACTTTATAGGTGAGATCTATAACCTTGTTTCTTAAATCTTGGCAATGTACATCAGATAATACAAATGCATCAAGTATCTTTTCAGTAGTTTTAAGAGAAGCTTCTGCTCTACGCTCTTGTTCTACTTTTCGTATTTGAGAGGAATAAACCTCTAAATCATGATTGGCTCTATCCAAACCTCTCTTGGCGGTAATAAGCATACCATGATAAAACGTATATTTATAAGCTTGAGTGGATAACTCTTTACCTATATCATCACCGTTAATTCTGATGGTAGCTTCCCTAACGGATTCATACTCATCCCAATTAAAATCATCAAGCGTAATATTCATGTTGTATTATAGTAATTCCTCTATAAGATTATCATTCAATCTAGATAAAATCAACAAACCCCTGGTAATTGAGTTGGTTAGGTCTTCATTTTGCATTTGGACCAAACCTTCTCCCTTATTAAACATGTACAATATTACATGAATAATTTCATGTAATAAGGTTTCCCTAATCATATTATCTGTTTGTTTAGTTGAAATACTTATCTTATAAGATTCCCACTCCACACAGCCTGCAAGTTCATGGTGCTTTTCATCAAATAAAAGTTCCTCTGTAAACTCTAACTCAAATTCAGCGAACCCAAAATCAATCTTATTCCTCTTCTGATTCACCATTTATTAACTCTTTCATTACAAGTGTAGAGTAATCAATACTAACCCTAAATAATTGCTCACTAGCTCCATCCCTAACCTTAAAAGTAAAGATACGCATAACACCCTTCTCCTTCTCCTCTAAGGTTTGGTTTAAGCTATAACCTAAATCGAAGCCTCGAATCTTACCATAGGAATCAGCAAAGTGCTTATCTGTGATTACTGGGACATCCTTACTCTCTCTGTTAGTTTGTGTGGCTGTCCATACAGAGGCATTATACTCATCACCAAGATCACGTAACTCATGACCTAATCGCTCCTGCGCTTTATATTCAGGGAGATCTGTGTCAGTAGATCTCATAAGCTCTAAATAATCTACAATAATCTCATCAGGTTCGAAATTCTCATATAATCTAAGGCTTTCTAAGAGTGCGGCTAAATCATGTACTGTTATTTGGTATGATGGATACTTCTTAATTCTAAGAGCATTTTCGCCTACTAAACCAGATACTTTATCAATTCTCTCCTCTGCTACACCCAAATTACTAGTCATTAGCTTTTGTGGGACTAACGTAAGCATAGAATCTAATCGTTTTGCTACCTTAGATTCCGACATTTCTAATGAAATGAATAGGATCTTTTTGCCCGCTAATAGACTTTTTACGGCTTGATTAGCTAGGGCAATAGATTTACCTCTACCAGAAGGAGCAGCTACAACACCAATCTCTCCAGGACATAAACCACCCTCCAAAATACCATTGATTGTTGGTAAGAAAGTTGGGTTCTTACTTGTATAATCTACATTAAGATCCTCTATCCAACGCTTCTTATATGAAATGAAGTAGTTATGCCCTAAATCTACATTTCTACTGACTCTAAGAGCTGATTTAATACGGTCTTCAATTTTACCATAATTACCTGCCTCTAGATGAGAAATACTTTCTACAATAGCAAGCTTCATTTCTTGCTCTTTAGCGAACTGCTCCACACAATCCAGTAAATAGGTTTTCTGTTCTAAGTCTTCCTCATTAATTTTGTTAATGCATAAAAACTCATCCTCAACATCCATATTATCAAACTGAATCTTATCCCCATCCCTATCCTTCTTCTTTATCTTTGAAACTTCTGTTTTTATGATATCATCAAGAGGTAGAGTTTTATATTTAGAGTAATATTCTTTAATATAATTAAAGATTTCTCCATGAAGTGGAAGCTCAAAATATTCTGGCTTAACTAGGGGAGAAATCTCTATAAAGAACGATTGATTTGTCTTGGCTAGATATAAGACTACTCGCTGAATAGACTTAGGAATATTAAATGTGGTTTGAGTCATATTAATTCTTTTTCTTCTTTAGCTCTCTAACTGTTTGAGCCTTACTGTTATCTAGACTTGTCTTCAAATGGTCTTCGGTTTTTCTTTTTGCGCCTCTTCTAGCGGCCTCTTGTGGAGTGATTGTATAATTTGAGTAAACTGTGTCTTTACTGTCAATTCTCTTTTTAGTAGCTTCAATAGATTCCTTATAGAACATTTGGGCTCGATCCTTATCCATTCCCTTACGCCTATAATTTTCTTCTCTAGATCTATTAGTTTGAAAGTCCATACCTTTAAAGTGGACAGCAGGAGCAGTACCGTAGTATCGCCCTGCCATCTTATTACAGTCTGGGCACTTTACCTTTTTAT